CGGTCATCCCGGCGATATAGTGCTTGTCGGGATCGGAAACCACGTCGATCAACGAGGGGCTGTCCGTCACGATGAACGGCCGACCGAAACCGTCCTGTCGAACGTTGACGGTGCCGAAGTTGAACAGCCCGGTGGTGTTCGCCAGCGCGACGCCGAAGATATCGAAGAGGCTCTTTGAATGCATCGCCCATGCGCGAAGATCGTTGGAACGATCGCCGAACTTCGAAGACGCCTTGAGCAACGTCTCGAACTTCGTATCGGTAGCCGACACGTCTTCGTAAACGTCGGCTTCGCCGGTCAACGCCGCGACGTAACACATCAGGCCGGTGTTCAGCATATCGGCCATCGTGTCTTCGGCGAGTTGCTGACCGAACAGCGCCCCGGCCGTTTCCGGGTTCTGCTGAATCCACCGGAACTGACCCGGATCGATGCGAACCGGCGGCGTACCCGCCGCAACCTTGACCATCGTGTCAACGATGTGTTCGAAGTTCTTCTCCGCGACCGAACCCGAACCGTAGGCGTTGCGGCGACGAACGAGCCCCTGAATGCGAGCCCAATTCACCGAATCGTTGTAGTCGCCGACGTGCGCCGCCGTCCGAAGAACGATCGCGCCGCCCGAAGCTGCGTTGAAGAGTTCGATCTGCTGCGAAATCGTTTCCAGCAAGCCTTGATAGGCGAATTCAGAATACACCGCCAAATCAGAAAGTGCCACGTTTACATTCCCTTTGCTGGCGGTGTCTTCCGAACGGAAGGACGAACCGCGCTATCCTTGTTGCGCTTGCGCCGCCTGCCTTGCCTTAATGCGTTCCACCAGCGTAGCAGGAGGAGCCTTCGACAAGTCAACGACTTGTTCGCCATCCTTCGGGGCTCCGCCGCCAAGGGGCTTGATCGGGGTCTTCGGGGCACCGCCGCCGGAAGCCTTCGATCCGATGATAATAGACTTGTAATCGGGATTTGCAACAACCTCCGACTGCAATTTTTCAAGCGTCATATCGTCCGACGGCTTGCCGTCTGCGCCCTTGATCTTCACGACCGGCTTGTCCCCGGAAAGGTCAACGACGAAGCGTTCGCGAATGTCCTTCGCGAGCAACTTAGGCGTTGTGCTGATCTTCGACGCGAGCGTCATCGCGGTTCCGTCGATCAACGTTTCTTCGGTGAACGCCTTATACTTGCCGACTTCCTTCGAGTGGGAAGCCTTCAGTGCTTCCACGTCTTCGAAGCCATCGACTTGCGCCTGAAGTGCGTCCTTTTCGCCCTTCAGCGTCTTGTATTTGTCCTTTTCCGCCTGAAGAGCGCGCTTCAGCGGCCCGGTATCTTCCGGCTTCGGAAGGTCTGACACGTCAAGCAAAAACTCGCCGTCGCTGTCACCTGCGATATACTCCGCTTTCATTTCGTCCGAAAGCTTGTCGTAATCGGCTTGCTTGATCTTGAACTTCAGCGCCATAACCTAACCTTCCTCACTAAGAATGAACCGAGCCTTAGCCTTGAATTCTTCAAGGGTTATCGACTTCGAACCTTCATATTGCGAACCCGGCGAAGCGTCAAACGCATCGTTGCGAAATGCCGCAGATTGCCGAGTTGCCCACGCTCCGAAGCTTTCGTCGGGCGATGGCGTTCCCTCCCAAGGCTTAATGCTTGATCGACAACCGACGTGGGCAGGCGGAAGCGGACCTTGCCCATAACGCCAGTGCTGCCCATCAAGTCTGCGGCAAATCTTCGTGGTGCGATCATCTAAGATCGATACCCATTCGTATTCACCGAAGATTAGGCTAGCTACACCGCTGTTAGCTTGAACGCTTGCCGCTTGAATGATTGTGTTGGTTGTGGCGCGCGCTTCACGATTGAACTTGTTCAGCAAGCCGTCGATCAACGTCGGCTGCGGTCCCTTCGCCGTTGGCGTCTGCGCCGCTCCCCCCTTGCCGCCGCCCGGCGGGGTAGGCTTCTTCGCGCTCGCGCCGGGGCGCAGCGACGGGCTTCCGCGTAAGGCTTCCACCGTCTGCGCTGGCGTCCATCCGCTCGCGTATCCTTGCCGGATCATGTTCGTCGTTCGCGTAACTTGACCGCCGATGGTATTCGTTAGCAGCACAAGCGGAAGGATGCCGTTTGCACCCAACGGCATATTCTTGAACCGCGCCCATATAGGAAGCCAATATTCGTTGTCTTCGGTTGGCTCTAGTTCGTCTTCGCTTTCGGGCTGATATGCCTTGTATAGCGCGGCGAACATATCAATATCAGCTTGCATGTACTCTTCAAGCCATGCCAGCAACTTGCGAAGCCAAGGATCATAAACGCCGATCATACGCTTCTTGAACTTTGCAACGAAGCGATCAAGCGACGCCTTCGTCATATCCGAAAGCGTCGCGTAAGGAAGATTGGCTAGTTCGGTGCGAATAAGTTCATCAATTCCGGTGGTGACGTTTGCAAAGTTCGCCGCCTGATTAGCCTTCAAACCTTCAAGATAGATTTGATGCCGATTGATGATATCGTATAGCCCGAGTTCCATTATTCGGCCTGCGGAACAGTCGGCTTATTGACTTCGGCAAGCCGCCCTTCCTTGTCGATTTCAAGGTCGGTCATATCAGCGCGGGCGCTTTCAATTTCGGTTTGCGCCTTCTTATCATCCACAGTTGCGATACCGCCCCGGCGCAGCGCGTCACGCATTTCGCCGAAGGTTATTGCCTCCGACTTCCACGCATTAACGATCGCGGTTTGCTCTTCCGGCGTTAGATTAACTAGATCGAACTCGGTGTTCATATCATAATCAATACCGGCTTCGCCGCCGCCGACGAATATTGCGCACCATTCCAGCGCCCATTTAATACCCGACGCGACATTCTGCGCAACCTTCGACAACACCGAAGTTTCAGCTACGTTGTCGTGATCGCTTTCGGTCGCGGTACGCTGTACTTGATCGGGACGGCGAAACTTCGCTCCGATCGAAAGCATTTGATCTTCTTTCTTGTCCATCGCTTCTTTAGCGAGCGTATTCGGCTCCGCTTGAAGAAGTTCAATCGAAGCGCCGACGGGAAGAGCGATGCCGCCACGCGATCCCATAGCGAGCCGCCCTTTCAGCACCTTCGTAACCCATTCTTCGGTAAGGCCCGCCGCCGCTAACGTGGGCTGTCCGACAACAAAGACGCTTTCTTCGTAATCCGCCGAATTCATATAATGATGAACGTTGATTGAACAAAGTTGATACATCGGCGGCGGATTCGGCGTCGCTTCGTTGTTTACCGATCCGACAAACGTGAAAGGTATTTCAGTAAGCCGCTTACCTGTCGCGTCGCGCGGATAGTAGGTTTCTGAAGGCTTAGGCCCGCTCTTCGCGTAATAGATATCGATGACGTATTCGTCGTTTTCGTCAAGGCGTAGAACTCGCCATTGATCCTTGGTTTTCGTTTCGAAGCCGTCGTCATCAATAATGCGATCTTCGCGAAAAACGACAAGCGACAGAATGACTTTTGCGCCGCGCGTCTTCACCCGGTAGTTAATGCAATCCCACGGATCGATAACCCGAATGATTGGCCGCACGTCACCCGCTTCGATATCTGCTACCGTTGCGGGTTGTTCCTGCGTCGTGCCATCATCCGCAACGATTGCGGTCGAAGGATAATCGACATATAGCCCTAGCCTGCCGTATGCGAGCCCATGCGACGACGCTAACATCGCTTGTTGCTTCAAGGGAACGCCCGAGCCGGTCGCGTCGTCAACGACAGCCTTCAGGCTCGCCGGAACCTTCGCCGTCGGATCGCGCATGAAGATTTGTCCGACGAAGCCGCCTAGTGTCTGTTCGGCCATGCCGAAGAACATAGCGCGCGTAAGATATGCGTCGTATCGTGCGACGTTTTCGCGCGACGTATCTTCCGGCGATGGCATGGGAAGGTATTTCGCCTTCCTGAACTTGATTTGATGTTCACCCGCAAGGCAATCGCGAATTAGTTCATACTGCGGCAACCGCTTACGAACTTCATCGCGGACAAATCCAACGTTAGGCATTTAGCGGCTTCCTAGCTAGGCATCGTGAACTTCAGGGCAGTTGCGATCCGGTTCCAGCCCTTCAGTACACGATAGCGAACCATATCGTAAGGATGATCGACAGCGGTCGTATCTACATCGTCCATATCGTCTTCGTTGCGAGGGAGCGGCGGCAACGTAGCAATCGACGCTAGACAGTTCTCCATAAAATACAAGGCGGGTTCTTCGGGATCGTCAAAGACCGCGCGAAGTCGATCGCGCATAAGTTCTAGCCCGATCTTCCGCGAGCCCTTAGCCTTGTCGCTATCTGTCCAACGAACCCCGGCGTTGCTGAACTTAGTTTCGATCGTATCGCTCTCGCTATCCGTTACGTTGCGAATTTGATTATCCGCAGGACCGGGCCAAGGTTGTTCGGCGATCCATCCGTCTTCCATCAACTTAATTTCGTAAGCGATTATCTTTTCGGCGATTGCAGTCGGCCCGAGACGAAGGCCAACATTCTTTGTCATGCTTTCGGCAAAGTAAAGTTCGCCAATTTGAACAAGAGTTCCCGCCGGAGGGCAGAACGATACGACGCTACCGTCGCCTAGGATAACGGTTGCTTCTTCGCCGTTGGCTTCGGCCCACCAGCCGATTGAACAGGGGTGCGACGATCCCCAGTCCATTGACCTATCAACACGCCATCCGGCCGGAACCGGGAAGCGCGGTATTACGTGAAGATGCTTGCGGTAAACGTCATCCAGTGCACCGCCTGCGGTGATATCCCAATCGCCTTCAAGCCATGCCTTACGCTTGTTAGGATCGCTAATCTTTTCGAGTTCAGCGACATATTCAGGCGAAAGATAGATATTCTCTTTGTAGGAACCGAAGATAGCAACCTGCGTCTTCGTTATATCAACGTCTTTCTTCAGCGCGGGGTGAAATACCTTGGTCGTAACTTCAAGCACTTCACCGGCCGGAACCGGGTCAATGAAACGTTCCTTAACTGCATTATGCCCCGGCCCGTAAGGGTTTGTCGTGCTAAAGACTTCAAGCGGTATCTGCGGAACGAGATATTCGCCTGTTTCTCCATCAATCGGGCTATCTTTTTCTTGCGTCCATGACGAGCGATTACAACTCATCATTGTTTCGTATGCGTCTAGGTTTGGATATTTACACAGTTCGTTCCACCCAATGAAGGGGAACTCTTGACCGTGATAGTTCCAATAGTCATCCGGCTTTTCGAATGCGCGGAATAGCAGTTCTTCCCCGGTCGGCCATACCCATTTATACGAACTAGCACTTTCGAGAAACTTCGCCCCGTCATCGAAGCGGGGAAACCAACGCTTCGACTTCAAGATCAAATCGTCAAGATTCTTATATTTGCGATCGAAGATCACACCGCGCCAATAAGAGCCGTACCCTATCCCCACATTGCGGCGGAAGCGCATCAATTGCGTATCGGTTTTGCCGGGGCCGCGCGCGCCGTGATAAAGGATATGATGACACGGCGCGGCAAGGGCTAGTTCCTGCGAACTCTCCGGTATGTATTCCCAAACGTCTTCTAGGACGATTTCAGGTTCAGGCTTCGCTAGAGCGGGCATTCGCGATTAGCTTAGTTTGCTGCGTCTTCAGACGTTCAGCGAATGCGGCAGGCGAGGCGTAGGCCGGAACGCGAAGAACTTTGATCGAACGATTGTCGTTGTTGACGTTGACATTGACGCCGTTCTTCGGCATGTAGCCCATTACTTCGGCGTGAAGCTTTAGCAGCCCTACTTTGTCCTTCGGGTCGCGAGCGGCTCGGGCTTCGTCTAAGACCTCCTTCGCGAACTGTTCCTTCGTCGGGATGATCGTTTCGACTTCGCCGCCATTCTGAAGCCGCTCGACTTCGGCCCGAACAACTGGGTCGTGCTGCCAGATTTGGGCCTGCATCGCCCGGCCGTAGTTCTCTTGCCCCGGAAAGACTTCGTAGCCGATCGACGCGGCGCGCTCCGGGTGCGAGGCGAGCAACCGGGCGTAACGAAGCTTCAGTTCGCGTTCGTCTTCATCATCGAAGATTGGGGGCGGGCTGTTCCACGACATACCCGCACCCTATGACAAAGCCGCTAAGACGGCAAGCGGGCTTTAGTTGACGCCTGCGTCGCGAAGCGCACGTTCGAAGATTTGTGCATAGTCTTCGATCAAGTCGGCCTTATCGGTGCCGTTGATGATCCGGCGCGCGTCGATGTATTGTTGCTTCGTCGCTACGCCCTTTGCGGGAAGATAGGATAGGTTGCGCTTGCTAGTGAACCATCCTTCGTCCATACCCTTGCGAAGTGCAAGTGCGGCGATATCCGGGCGCATAGCTAAATCAGGATTAGCGAGAATTTCGCCTAATTCTGTTAACCCGCCCCAAGCCGCTTCTTGGTCAAGTTTAGCATAATTCGACTTCCATGTAACTTGCACGTATCCGCGTCCGCAATACTTCGGCCCATCACCTGCGCAAGTGTTGCCGTATGCGATACACGTCTTCGGGCGCTTACCCGCTACATCGTACATATCAGTGAAATATGCTTCTCCGCCACGTTCTTTAATCGGCAACATTGTTGCTGCGGTTTCATGCCAAGCAGTTGCCAGCATGTACGCTTGATGCGACAGCGGAGCGCCATCAATTGCGGCTAAAACAGCTTCGAAGCCGACGACTTGATGAGAGTTTAGTCCCTTCATACGTTCGCGAACAGTATTGTAGAATGCGGTCTTGTTCATTGTTCACCTTCCTTCTTCGTATTCGATAAACCGCGCAACACCGTCTCTAGGCCCGATTTTAGCGCAGCGGTTATATTCGACTTGCCGACTTCCACGATCGACACGCCCATTGCCCCGTAGCCCACGCCTAGCCAAAAGGCGCGAAACGAGTTCATCGCGGAGCCTTCGACCGTGACAAATGCGGCGAGCATGGCTAGGCCGCAGACAGTCAAATTCCAGCCGACAGATTTTGTCTTCGTCCATACGAGAACACGAACAAGCCCTACGGCGAATATGCTGATTAGTGTGGGGAAGATCGGTACTGTTAGCCCTAGTCCGCAATACGTGCCTGCTACGGCGACGCATGTTTTAACCGTCGCCGTTGTGTCCATCTTAGCCCCCGTACACCTTCGAATACGCCATCATCACCGCGATAAAGGCAATGATGATGAAAAGGAAGAGGGGTCGAACAAGTCTAGGCCATGTTGCAGCGCGATCGACAACAACAACCCGAGCCGGGCCTTGTTTTAGCGCAATCGCTATCGGCGGATAAATTGCAACGAAAAGAACTTGCCAACTTGCGACAAGAGGAAGCGCCGAAGTGTCAGCGAGTCGTTTAGCGGTCAATATTAGCCGAATGGTCTGCGCCGAAACGTCGTCATCGCCGTATGCTTGAAGGTAAAGAACTTCGGGCATACAACGAACAAAGGCAGTAAAAGCGATAATGCCGATCATTGTGCGAAAAGTGAACAGCAATGATTTCGGATGAACTAAAAAGCGATCCTGCCAAGTATCCCGAGCCATCCAGCCAACAACGGCAAGGCATAAGCACGATATCAGCATCAAACTAGCTAATGAAGTCGCATACAACAACGGATTACCGTCGAAGCTTTGCGGGAGTTTCGCAACTTGTTCGATATGCTGAACATTGATCGTCATCGGTCGGGCTCGCTTATCGTGAGCGCCCTAATTATGCCGATCGCAGGCAAAAGGAAAGCCCCGCCAATCCGAAGACCGACGGGGCTCCCTGCGGGCCGCATAGGGCGCGATTACCGCGCCGAGCGCTTACTTGGTACGCTGCACCAGCGCACCGTTCTGCGGCGCGGTCCACGAGCCGTAGGTCTTCCCGGCTTCGACCGACTTGACGGCGAACTTGCGCGTCTCGTTCATCTTCGGGCGGGTCTTCGTCTCGCCCTTGACCTTGTATTCCTCCATCACCGGCGACTGATCCTCGTTCAGCACCGGCGTTGCGAAACGCTTCGCCGCCGACGTTGCGGTCGATGCGATCGACTTCGCGGGCTCGGGCTTGTCGTCGGTCGCCGGGACGAAGAACGACTGCCCGACGGTGAGGTCATCGAACGGATAGACCGGGCCGTTGCGACCGCCGCGCGACGCGCCGGGCAGCGTGGCGTTGTCGATGATCG